GCTGCAAGTGGTTCTGAATCATATATTGCTGGAAGGTTCGTACCGAGTTCCGTATCGAGTCGTTTTTTCAGAAACGGGGATCGCGCACTACTACGTCAACGGGTCGTATCAACGCATGTTGCGCAAACCGTTCCGCTTCGCCAAACGGTGCAAAAAGCTGGTGGTCGACCAACTCGCATTGGAACCGGCGCTCACGTGTCGCGTGTGTTCAGAAAGCAAGACGTGTATCATGCTTCGTCCGTGCGGTCACGTTGGGTTGTGTAACCGGTGTTGCTTTCGCATCTTCAACAAAGCGTTTTTCGTCAACACCAACACGAACCAAATGTTTCAGTACGAGCCAACCTCCGACCCGCGCATGAGTCACGGCGACACGTTGGACGATATTCTGAACGACATTCGCGCGTCCCAAAATCGGTGCCCTTTTTGCAAGTCCTCCGTGACGCACTTTCGGTACGCGTACATCGTGTGAACCACTTACACCATTTATACACTTAAAGATCACTCGGTGTTTAAACTATTCATATCCATTGGTTACGAAAGTAATACAACAAATCAACAATGACGGAGTGCGAAGTGTGCGCTGAGCGTTTCGATTCGATCGTACACAAGAAGGTGGAGTGTGCGGGTTGCGACTACGCCGCGTGTCGCAAATGTGTGGAGATGTACTTTACCTCCATCGCATCCGATTACCAGTGCATGAAGTGCCACAAGCTGTGGGAGGATGAGTTTGTGAAATCGCATCTGACACAGGCCAACGTCAAACGACTGAAAGTGCATCGGGAGAACGTCCTGCTCGATCGAGAAAAGGCGTGGATGCCTGCAACACAAGACCACGTCGTGCAAGCGATCCGTCTGGAGAAGCTTCAAGGTCTCCGCGAACAAAGGGACCAGGCACGTACCAAACTGGCTACGATAGAACGCGTGCTCACGGTGTTCGGAAAGGACGACCAGTTCAAACCGATGGTGGAGGAGTGCAAGCGAGTTCTCCCCACTATCAAACAAAAGGAAACCTTTTTGAAAAACGAGTACGAAAATGCACGCGTGGCGTACCGTACCAATGGGGTCGCGGCCGAATCGTCCGCCGCCGGTGCCAGACGAAACAACGGGTACGTGTCCGACCACGTCCTCAAGTGCCCGAACGGCGATTGCAAAGGGTTCATCGGAACCAATTGGAAATGCAAGATGTGCGAAGTCAATGTATGCAAAAAGTGCCATGAACTTTGCAGTGACCAACAAGAGAGCCCGGAGCATGTGTGTGATCCGGAGAATGTGAAGACGGCGGCGCTCGTGCGCGAGTCGACACGTCCGTGCCCCAACTGCGCGACGCGGATCCATCGCATCTCCGGGTGCACGCAAATGTGGTGCACGCAATGCAACACATCCTTCGACTATCGCACTGGGGAAGTGTATACACGCAATATTCACAACCCGCACTATTTCGAATGGTTGCGGAGGAATCCTGGAGGCTTGCCTCAAGAGGATGGTCCAGGAGGAGGCGGCGGTGGTGGTGGGTGTGGTGTGGATCTTTCCCTGAATCGGTTCCTGACGCATATTCGCAACACACTCCCCGGTCACGGCGAGGACCCCATGTACTTCAAATTGGCGGATATGTGCCGCGTCTACTATCACGTGCGCCATCTGATGCGAAACTACGCACACGTGGAGAACAACCAACACAACCCGTTCCAAGTCAACATCAACCTGCGCATTCAGTGGATGATGAACAAGATCACGGAGGACAAGTTCAAGACGATGTTGCAGCGCAAGGAGAAGCAGTTCAACACCGATATGCGAAAGCATCAAGTGCTTGCGATGGTTTCGCAGATTCTTCGCGACCAGTGCATGCGCGTACTGAACTCGAAGTACAATCGCAAAGAGTGGACGAAGTGCATTACACAGTACGACAACATCATCACATACGCCGACGAGTGTTTCGCCAAACTCGCTCGGATTTACAAAGTGAAGATGCCGGACATTCATATTCATTGAAACCGCGCGGAATCCGGTGACGAGTGGACGTCGTAGATAATCGCGTCCACGCCATACCGATACTCCATGTCGTGGCGTACGACCGGATCGTTACATACCCAGGCGTACACCTTGTAGTTTCTGTCTTTTAATTTTTCAAAAATCTCTTCATGAACCGTGTCGTAATTGAACGAAATGAAATCGATCGTGTACAAATGTCCGAAAATCCCAACAGGTAGTCCGGACGTAATCACACCCACTTTGTATGTAAACGGAATGACGTAGTTTCTACTACACGTCCGAAGATCGAGCAGTTCTTGAACGCAATATTCGTTGAACGAACATAGTTCGAACGTGTGGTGCGTATACGGTTGAATGCAAAAGACGAGGTCTTTGGCCAACCGTTTCGCGGTGTCGATTCCGAACGCCTTGATATCGACCACCAAATGCATCGGGGTTTTTTGTTTACACAAATCCACAAACCGTTCGTTGTTGTCGTTTCGTTTTTCGCGGTCATGACAAAGGACGATGTCGCGCTTCGAATTGTATCGGACGTCAATCTCTACCGCGTCAAAAGAATTGGACGATGCTACAATACCGTCAATGGTGTTTTCTCGGTCTATATAACCTCGATGAGCGATGTGCCTCATCCGTCCATCGTTGTTTCTTGCTATATACCACCCGACTAAAAAAATCATACCGACTATTTCAACGAATGCAATTGCGGCTGCGGCTGCGGTTGCGCGTTCTCCATCCAATCGGTCCCGCGCGAAGACGACCGCCGCGTGTTCGCAAACCCACGGGTTCCGAGATCACCTCGTTTGTGGGATGCTCGTCCGGCATGATGTGCTTCGGCATAAACGTGCCCGTACAAACGATGGGGGCGGTGCCGGTGGTGGTGGTGACCCAATGAACGTAACGCACGACGAACCGGGCGTCGTACAGCTCCAACTCCAATCGTTCGTCGACGAACCGCGCCTTGAACTGTTGCTCCAGCCGGGCGCCGTTGGAACACTTCCAACACATTACCGTAGTGTTGGACCCGTAGTACGTCTTGTACCTGGATACGATGCGTTCGGGACGGCGGTCCGACATGTACCCGACCTTGATCACGCCGTGGTTGTCGTTGTACGGGTTGGCGACGAGATACAGATGCATGCTTTTGGTGTGTTCGAAGGATGGTGGTTGGGTGTTGTGTGTGTATGTGTAGTTGTGAATCCTTTGTTCGTGATTTATACCCTTGTTTCTTGTGCACGTCACTTGTTGTTGTGATGTTGTTGTTGTTTACGTCGCAACTCTTGACGCATGTCACGAAGCTCGTTCTCCAACCGAAATCGCACGATCGGCGACTCGGTGGTTCGCAACGTCTTGCTTTTCTTCGAAATCGCGTGGTTGAGTTTTCGTTCGTCTCGTTGACGTGTGTGTGTCGCAATCCATCGAATCGCGTACTCGGTGAGCGCGTCCACCCGCATAGAGGTTCTTGTTGATGTGGTACTTCTTTTCTTTAAACAATAGTAAAAACCGTGCAAAAAACCATGGTTCGAAGCCCTGTAATCGTGTACGTCATTCGTCCGTCGACGCGCAAGCACAAAAAATACCAAGCCGTGTTCGCGGACGGTCGTCCGTCCGTTCATTTCGGGGACAATCGGTACGCGCAGTTCAAAGACCACACGTCGTGGAAGATGTACGCGCACCTCGACCACGGCGACAAGAAACGGCGCGACCGATACTATCAACGACATGGGAAAAAGGCCAAAACGTACAGTGCCAAGTATTTCAGCCACAAGTACCTGTGGTGAAAAGCCAAAAAAACGCTTCTTAAAGAACTCGGCGTGGATGATATCGTGTGAAGAAAAATCATGAACATCTTCTTTCTCGCTTGGAATCCGGACGCGTGCGCGCAGATGCACTGCGACAAGCACGTCGTCAAGATGATTTTGGAAACGGCGCAAATCTTGTGCACGGCACATCGGGTGGTCGACGGCACGGAAACGACCACGTTGTCGAAATCCGGGAACCGTCGCGTTCGGCGATGGATGCTCGACGACGACACCAAAGACGCCGTGATGTACGCTTCGACACACGTGAATCACCCGTCGGTCGTGTGGGCGCGTGCGTGTGTCGAACAGTACACGTGGTTGTATCAACTCTTTGTGGCGTTGTGCGCCGAGTACACGGTTCGGTACCGAAAGACGCATCTGTGTTGGACGAAACTCCACGCGGTGTTGAAGGATCCTCCTCAAAAAATGGTGTCGAACGGCGTGTTTCGCGCGCCTCCCCCCGCCATGCCCGACCGTTGCAAACGCGAAGCGGTGATCGACGCGTATCGAACGTACTACGCGGTGGAGAAACGATCGTTCGCGAAATGGACCGTCCGCGAACCGCCGATATGGTTTGCAACGGCGATTTTCACTTAAAGAACCGTCGTAAACTAATTCATAACAAGATGTTTACCAACGCGGTGCAAGCGTATTCGGCCAAATACCCCAACGATATTCGCCACAAAGACTATCATCTTTTTTGGCTTGAAAATGATATTTTATTAGAATTGAATGATAATGTAGCCATGTTGGATGGTATTCAACCAAAACTACAAAAAGCATTTCCCAACAAGTCTTGTATGCAAATTAACGAACAACTCAATAAGAACAAAACAGCGTCGCAAATACAAGCTGCGTGCGAAACCTTATGGCGTTTCCTTCCAGAAGAAGGAAAAGCATCCATTGTGTCGAAACACTCGTAGAGATCCTTTTTTAGGTTGATTTTTCACATCGAACAATTATTTATTCGTCTTATAACAAACAAACATTCTATGAAACCCGTCGCGCTCACACGTGAGCAAAAGATTCGTAAATCCGTGCGCGGATTCATCATCACCTTTCTTGTCTTTCTCATCTTCCGTTACTATTTGGCAGAGTTGGCGCTCAACAACAAACCGAGCATGAAACGCGGTATGGTCCTGTCCCTGTTTTACGCCATGGCGTACGTGGTGTCTTCGAACACGTTATAAACCCTTTTAAACAAATTGAAAGTGTATAAACCCAAACCATATACCATGTCGAGTTCCGAAATCAAGGAAGATATCTTGGAGGAGGACGTGATTCAGATTCCCAGCCAAAAGTTTGCGCTCATTTCGGTCGTGTCTCCCCAGTCGACGCAGAAGCACGAAGCGTGCGGACTCAAGATCCGTGGCGTGTTCGCCACGCGCGAGGAGGCGGAGTTTCACGTCAAGCGCCTTCAGAAGACCGAGTCCACCTTTGATATTTACTTGGTGGACATGTATAAATGGCTCCTCATCCCCCCTGATAATTCGAAGATTGAGGACAAGGAGTATCAAGAGGACATGCTTTCCCAGATTGTGAAAGGACATCAAGAGCAACAGATGCTTGCGAAGCAACACCATCAACAGCGCGTCCAGGACGATATTGAGCGCCAAATGAACATAAACAAAAACACCAACATCCAGGTGGACGAAGTGATTGACTATAGCGCGTCGTCGTCTTCCGCCAACCCTTGAAAACACGCGCGCGTGTTTTTTCACTCGGTCTTTTTCACGGTAATCAACGGTTTTTTGGGGTTTTTCGATAGGTGATTGCGATACTGTTTTTGCAAATCGATGATATCTTTCGCGTCGTGGTTCGGGTCGTACAAACGTTTGTGGGCGTTCCAGAACTTGCTGTGACCGACGCGAAAGGGAGTGTCGAACATGCGCGCCTTGTACCAAAACACGACGTCTTCGATCTTGTTGCTTTTGATCGTGTTGTCAAGCACGATGCATTCGTAATTTTCCGTGCATGCGTTCATCACCTGGTTGAACATTTCGAATGTTGGGAAAATGCCGAAAAAGTTTTTGTAAATCTTTTCGCGATTCTGCAATATGTTTTCGCGAAAGACGAAGATGTAGTCGATGTTCGAACGCAAATCGGGGGAGAGATCCATACAATACTGCATGGTGAGCATGAAGAAGATGTTCCAGTGACGTCCGTTGTAGAATATTTGGCGCATGATTTTCTCGCGGAGAAACTTTTTGTCGTACATGCAGTCGTCCAAGATGATGAACACGTTCGACTTCATGCCTTGTTTGATTAACGCCTTTTGGCGTGCGACGATTTTTTCTATAACGTCCGAACGATATTCGTTATACACAAATAGGTCCGGAATGAAACTCTGGTAGTAGCTGTTCCCCTCTTCCGTGCCCGACATGACGACACCGACCGGAAGGGCTTTGCGCTTGTGGTACATAACGTCCTTGACGCACGTCGATTTCCCGCTCATGCGTTTGGCGATAAACACCACGATCGAATTGTCCCGCATCGTGTCCGGATTGAATTTCTTCAACTGCAAGTTCATAACCGTACAAAACTACTATAAGTGGCATGAAATTTAAATTCGTTTCGTCAACGAACACTACGTTTATAGGACAAAACACGTTTTTTTTTCATTGCGTCGCGTCATACGTCGGTATTTTTTTCTCATGCCATATAGTATAAACAAACGAACACAACATGGGAGGAGGACTTATGCAGCTCGTTGCCATCGGCGCTCAGGACGTTCACCTGACGGGGAACCCCCAGATCTCTTTCTTCAAGGTGGTGTACCGCCGCCACACCAACTTCTCCATGGAGTCCATTCAACAGTCTTTCAACGGCACCGCCAAGCCCGGTTCCCGCGTGACCTGTACCATCAGCCGCAACGGCGATCTCGTGACCAACATGTGGCTCGAGGTGGACATGGGAATGACGGCCAATTTAGTGAACTCTGTGGGTCACGCTCTGATCGAGTACGTGGAACTCGAAATTGGTGGTCAGCGCATCGACAAGCACTACGGCGAGTGGCTTGAGATCTGGTCCGAGCTCACCCTCCCCGAGGAGAAGCGCCAGGGTTTCAAGGAGATGATCGGTCGCCGCGACACCGGTGAGAGCACCGATATGCAAAACAAGAAGCTCTACATTCCCCTGCAGTTCTTCTTCTGCCGCAACCCCGGCCTTGCGCTGCCCTTGATTGCGCTTCAGTACCACGAGGTGAAGCTCAACATCAAGTTCCGTGAAGCCTCTGACTTGAGAACCTCTGATGGTAATTTCTCCGATTTCGGTTCCGATGGTGCCAAGTTGTACGTGGACTACGTGTACCTCGACACCGAGGAGCGTCAGCGTTTCGCCCAGATGTCTCACGAGTACCTCATCGAGCAGCTCCAGCATACCGGTGCCGAGTCCACCAAGTCCGACCAGGTGCGCCTGAACTTCAACCACCCCGTGAAGGAGCTCGTGTGGGCCATCCGCCCCACCGACAAGGTGCTTCAGTTCGGTGAATCTGAGTTGAAATATGGTTCGACGGACACCACTCTTGACGATTCCGAGTTTGCCACCACGACTAGCGATCGTTTCACCACCGCCAAGTTGCAGCTCAACGGCCACGACCGTTTCACTGAGCGCGACGCGGCGTACTTCCGCCTGGTGCAGCCCTACCAGCACCACACTCGCGTGCCCAACAAGCACATCTACTGCTACTCCTTCGCCCTGAACCCCGAGGCCCACCAGCCTTCCGGTACCTGCAACTTTTCCCGTCTCGACAACGTGACTTTGAACTTGACCGGTATGAGCTCCTCAGCGCGTAGCAGCCATAACGGTGAGTTGCTCGTGTACGCCGTGTCCAACAACATCCTCCGCATCACCTCCGGGATGGGCGGCCTCGCGTACTCCAACTAAAGGACTGGAAAACATTGGGTTTTTAACA